CTCTGTGCTTCGATAGCTGACGTACCAGAAGTCAGCGCATTGTCCTGCGCCTGTTCATAGGCTTGCTGCAACTTAATCAATCGCTCTTCGGCGGCAGCGGCTCTTCGATCTGCTTCGTGACGCTTCGCTACTTCCTGCGATATTCTTTTCTTTACTCTGCTTGAATAGTCTTCTTCCGGTGGCGGGGGAGGTGCTGCTTCCGGTTCAGCAGCTTGTACTGGTTCTTCCTTCTCCGATAAATCCACTTCCATTTCAGAAGGTGCTTCACCGGTGGGAACTTCTACTTCTACTTCAGCTTCTTCAACACTCATGTTATTGCGTCCTTTCTTCGCATCACTGCCTGGATTTCATCATCGTTGACTATTCGACAGGGATGCTCATTAACGCGAAATCGAACACCGGCATATTTACTGAAGACAACCATGTTGCCTTCGACACACCAGTCTTCATGCTCGACCATATCCGATCTTGTATATGCAAGTTTACCAAGTGCTACGACTTGACCAATCATACATACTCCGCGTTGCACTTCTTGGACTGAACCAGGGAGTAAAATACCGCCTTGGGTTTTTTCTTCCACGGGTACATCGGCTATTAAAATCCGGTATCCGCTTGGTTCACATGAGAGTTTTATTTCATTAATTAAATCAGCATCAATCGATGTTGTCTCGGTTTGCAAGGATGTCCTCCAGCGTCTGGGTTACCCTGTCTAGCGCTGCGATTGCCGCAACGTGACTTGTGTATTCCCCCCAGTCGCTACACCTTCCATCGGAGATATAATCCGTATAGGACTTGCGTATATTTGATACCTCTTTTTCCACTGTTTGTAAAGCTAATTTGAACGACATGCAGTCAAATCCTAGTCTTCTTTGGTGTAGGTATCCATCAGTACTTCAGTAACAAAAGTATCCAGAAACTTATTACTTATAATGAGTTCTGGCAGATCGATATCTGTTGTTGCGATACTGGTTGTACCGTCCTTAAATGTAACCACCGCAGCTATCGCCGCTATTTTCTCATTGTCATTTGCAAGAAGATTTCCCAGCCATTTTGCGTCTGGTGGAACGTCCTTTTTTTCTGGAAAAGGTATTACGTTTGCCATTCTTTTTTCCACTACTTCGTTCAATCTGTTTACTCATCGAGGCGCGGTTCATCATCTTCTGGATTTACTCCCAGAACATTTCCACTTTTTCCTGCTGAGATTATTAGGGCTGTTTGGATCTCGCGCTTTCTTTGCAGACTTGCCGCCTTTGGCAATCATTTGCCGCTTTATTCCCGCCGATCTAGAGCAATACGAATCACCTTTGGAAGTTCCAGGGCGAATACGATCACCGCCACCTTTGGCCTTTCCAGCCTGTCCATAGGACACCTTGCGGGTGCGGCCCGTCTTTGGGTTCCGCACCGTCTTCGCAAAGCGCTTACCTTTGGCTGGTGTAGGCATTAAGCAACATCGTCAATAAGAGCAGCAACAATAAGATTAGCAGTTGCATCTCCCGCATCACCGATATCAGAAGAGATGGCATGGATATTTGCCACCGTGGTATTCGGCAATCGACCAAACCATGTCTGCGAAGGGCCGATAAAAATACCATCAGCCACATCATTGGCAGCAGTACCACCATCAAACACAACGTAAACACCGTCACCGGATGACTGGTTTTGTATGAATAGGAATTTTACTTTGTCAGAAGTTGATACAGCGGTTGGTGCGGTATCATCATCGACAGCGGTATAATCGAGAAAGTAACCAGCAATGAGATCTGTGCTGGTAGCTGTGCAAGCGGTGAGTTTATAGTACCACTTATCATTTGCATCATCAGGAGAAAAGGTCATTGTTCCTGTGAGCGTTTTTGCTATCTCATCGGGGAGGAGAGTAGCGGTTACCGAAACGGTTACGTCATCAGCCATTGGTAGTGTCCTTTATTGTTGGTTTTTTGAAACGTTGAGCGCAGCGGCTTGAACCCTTGCCCTCTGATCAGCCGCTTTGATCTGCGCATCAAGGATCGCTTTCTCAGCAGCCAGTTCTCTATCTAAATCTTGGTCTTGGATTTCAGCCTGTAGTTCAGCCTGTTTCAACGCAACGTCAGCTTGTGCCTTGAAAGACTTCGTGTCGGCTTCCTGTTTGTCTATTGCAAGTTTTTGCATAGCAAGTTGAACTTGTGGATTTTGCGCCATTTGAGCGTTTTGTTGTGCTTGCTGTATTGCAGCAGCTTGCTGCGCCAGTTGTTGCGCCGCCATAGCTTGCATACGAGCAACTTCATTCTCTATCTGAGGATCAAGTTCTGCATACTCGCCTGGTTCGGCTGGTTTCAACGGATTGTAATCGGGAGCAGGTGGCAACCGTTGTTGCATTGCTGCTTCGATTTGCTGGCGATAACTATGGGCCATATGTTCTGCAATGTGGGCATTCACAAGCGGCGCAAGTCTGGAAAAGGTAGCCTTGTCATTTTGCATGGACATCAGAAAGGTCTGATGCACTGCAATGTGAGACTGGTGATCCTGATCGGCAAAAGCCTTTGCAGCTTTGCCATGCAGAAATGAAAAGTTCTCAGTTGCTGGATCTGCCCTTTCTGGGCCACGGTCATCCAGTAGAATATCATCGATGTCTTCAGTCCCAAGCGTGACATGCATTCTGCGAAGCGCTGTTCTCAGATCATGCTGCTGCGGGAACTGCTGCGCTATCTGTAACTGCGCTTGCGCTCTCATAACTCTTTGAGATTCGGAAATTATTGACGGATCGGCCACGGGTAAAATGTCAATAGTGCCGTCGTAGTCGCTTTCCCGTATCTCACCGGAACCGGAATTATATGCAGTAAAGTCACCAAATTCAGCGTTTAATCGTGCAAATATTCGGAGTTCCGCTTTCTGAGCGCGGTATAGTCTGCGGTGTATTGCAGACATTAATCTCTGACCAGCTTCCATTAACGCAACCACAGAACCAACGGGGGCTTCTGCATTATTGGCATCGCCCACCTGCATGTCAGTGCTGGCTGCTAATCTGCGTCCATTATCCGTTACTGTGCCTAGAAGCATGAGGAGTGTTTGGGATGGTTCTTTGGTGGGCAAGGGAATGATACTCTTGCGGATATCATCACCCACACCTTCGACAGAGCGGAACTCTCCAAAGCTGACCGGTTGATCACCGGCAAGTCTCATGCCTCTAGCTTTGAAACCTCCAGGGAGGTTTGCGTATTGTCCTGCGTCTACAAGAGCGCGAAGAATAGCTGTTGCTGTTTTCTGTAAATTACCCAGCACATGGATAAATCCAAGTCCATAAAAACCAAGGCCAGGAAGAAACTTGTAGGTTGTGAACCATGACAGTTTACGATGCAGGTCATCGCCTTCAGAAAAGTTCCTTCGTATAGATAGGATCTGATTGGAAGCATCGTGTATTGTCACAATATATGGCAGCGCTATACCGGTGGGTTCTCCGGTTTCCATATCAAGATGTTCAAAACCAGGAAGGTTTAAATCGACATGCATCTCAAGAACGCGATGCCGATCACCTTCCGCGCTATAATATGTAATCCCTGTTATCTCATTTTCTTTTTCAGTAACGATGCCGCGATCTTGCGTAGACGGGCTACCAAGTTCGACATCACGATAGATACCCGCGTAAATATTTTTACGAATATCATTTTCAGCCATATGCAGGATGTGCGTATAGCGTGAAGCAGTGAGGAGATCTGTGCTTTCATTGTCGATAATAAAATCCTGTGCTTTGACAAAACGGGAGGTGACGCGACCCATTGTTTGGTCGTAGTAGGTTTTCTTGAAGGCGATTCCTGTGAGGGGTAGAGCAAATAGTAAACGATCCATGTCATCGAAGTATTCCTCACATTCTTCGGTAAGCTGATAGTTAAGATGTCTTTGAACTCTTTGAGCCTGTTTCAGTAATTCTTCGGTAACGTCACCGACAATCTTGGTCTTCACTGGGCCATCGGGTGGGCAGAGTTCACCCACTGATCGAGCTTGAAATTGCAGACAGGCTTCAAGCAGCAAGGGATGTGATGCGCCACACGCACCTTCGAAGGGTTCGGTTACTTCTTCTAGCTTAACGCCAAGAAGATCCATCCCTTCAACAAGGGTTTCTTCCCATTCACTGCGTGACTGACGATCCTGATGATAGGTGTCAATCAGGGCCATTGCTAAATCTGTGAGGTCTTCCTCATCCAGTACTTCGGCAATGTTTGCGTCATGTGGAATAAGCGCTTCGGACTCTTGCATTTCAGCAATACCGATGGTTGTTTCACCGGTATCCGAATCGGTTTCTACTACGATTTCCGTAACAATATCGTCAGTATATTCCTCATCACCAGATGGCAGGGGATTTAATGCACGTTCAACAGCCATCGAGGACTCCAATGTATCGCATAATTATAACAAGGGTTGCTTTGCGATACAATGGGTGGAGATTAGCACAAAATCGTGCAATTACCAATAGTACCGTTTCTTCGGTTTGTATTCCGGTTCTTCTTCAATCTCTTCTAAATAATGAAGGAAATAGCCGGTTTTCAGCCGTATAATGGCCTGTGTAAATGCGTCCACCATGTCTTTCCTGCGACCATTGGGGAAGCTGCTGCACTGGTTAAGAAAGTCATCAGCCCAGTATTTGCCCTTGGGCAGATAGATCTGACCGCTTTCTACCATCGGCGCGACAGAATGCGCTCTTGCGACCTTATCCCTATCAGGGGTGTAGTCGGTAACGGGTATTCCACTGCGCCGCAGATCCTGCAATAGCGATTGACCGGATGCTTTCTTTTCAATCAACACAGTATCCGGTTGCCATTTCTTATATAGTTCTATGGCTTTCTCACGAAGTTCTGGATATTCCAGTCGTTCATTGAGACAGGAAAGTAATATTGTGCAGGGTTTGCCGTCCTGTTCAAATACACCCCATGTTTGCACGGCAGTATAATCTGCGCTGCTGCTACTGGAAAAAGCGGTGTCATAACTTTGCAGTATGAAGTCACATTCTGGCGGTTCGGGATCATCCCACCATTTCCACCAGAAGCGTTTAAATATGTTGCCGTCTTCTGCGCTAGG